TAGGATCATCTTGGACTACCTCCATTACGATGAGATTAAATCGGTATACTATCGACTGTGCTGTGCGTGTCGACTGCGTAGGGTTTAGGAATGCATACGGGTAGTTAACTCTGGTGTCTTCATCCACAGTCTTGATGTCTGTTAGTGCACCATAGCCAAAGTCTACCAAGATCTCATGGTCTTGGACTACCTCTTGGATTCTATTAACGATTTCGTAGTAGGTCATATTTACGTCTGTCTTGTCTTTGTTTTTCCATGGCTTCCAGTACACGTTCCTTCTGATATGCCATAAAGTTGAGAGCTTTTTTGAGTGGCTCTTCAGTTACTCTATCTATTTCTAATAGATTATCGCCCGCGAGGGTGACTATTACCTTGTACCACGATCTGGCTACGTGCATCTTGTCGTGTACTTCTGCGCCGTCTGCGATAGCTGTGTCTATCTCTTGGTCTGTAATGCCAAATAGTACTTTATACTGGCGATACGTATAGATTCTAAACTCTGCAAACTTGTCTACGCAACTCATAACTTGGTCTGCGTACTCTGCCGACGGGGCAAGCAAGTCTCTAATCTCTTTGAGGTACTTGTCAAGACCCATACTCATGTAGATATCAAGGTCTATAAACTCACCAAACTTGATAGCTGAGAGGTCCATCATATCACACTCTGTTCTCTTGTTCATAACTTGTATTATGAGTGACATACCAAGCGCGAGAGCATCTTCTGGTGCTTTGCTGAGTTGATCAAGCGGTGCACCAGTTAACTGAGACATTATCATAGGATAGTACTTGTTGTCTTGCCAATCAAAGCTCAACATAGTTTGGTACTGGTCTATGGTTAACCTATCAGGTATCAGATACTCTTGGTCGTTTATGTTTAACTTGTGTGCCATACAATTAGAAATATAATTATGAGTGTATATGAATTATCTACGGCCCATCACCGCGTAGCTTCCAAGCATTGCACCTTGTTTGCGATTGTAGTTGGCAATTGCTAGGCTCATGACCAGATCATCATGGAAAGGTTCTCGAGCTGCGTAGACCACACTTCGTGACTTTGGCGAGTACTTCATTTCAAAAACATCAAGCTCAGCCTGAAGCTCTCCAAACAGCTGACTACTTGGGATCCCAATATTGGTTTCATGGAAATCTAGTATCAGACCTTCTATGATTTCTTGCTTGGACTTGTTAGTAGTTGTAAAGCCTTCTGTGTTTTGCCATCTGGATTTGAGTTGTTCCATGACTACTGTACCCATCGAGTTGGTTTCTACCATTAGGCGTGCATTGTATTTAGCTGCTCTTTCTAGGATTTGGTTGATCATATAGGACCAATCTTTTTGATTGTCTCTGTATATCTCTACTACTTGGCCTTGACTATCTATGAATACTGCACATGTATAATCTGATTCTCTACCTAGGTCAATGCCCGCAAAGACTTGGCCGTTGGGTTGTGGCCAACGGTCGAACATACAGTTAGTATAATTTTCAAAGACCATAGATTCACCTATTACAAACTGACCTTCATACTCTGCTTGGAATATTGCTTTAGGTAGTGTTTTTCTGGCTGCTTCTATCTCTTCTTGGTTTACGAATGGGTTTCCTTTATAGGTCATTCTATAGGATTCGTAATTTGGGTGATCCGCGGACTGACCAAGTTGGTACATATCGTAGAAGAAGTCACCAGCGTTACGTGGTGTAGAGCAAAGGATTACTTTCTGGCCTTTAATCAGGACTGTTGGCTGTATCGCAGAACGCCATGCTTGTTCTTTGATATAGGAGGCTTCGTCAATAATTAAAAAGTCAAAAGTATATCCTCTGAGCGCATCGTAGTTTTCAGCTGATCTAAAGTAGATAGTTGAGTCATTCTTTAGATGTATCTCATAGGTAGAGTAGTTGACTTTCTTGGTTATTTTGGCTTTGGCTATGACATCGTGTAGTTCTTCCATTACCTTTCTAACCTGATTGTATGTAGGTGATATGAATGCTACTTTACTTCCGTTGTTATTGATACTGAAGTATAGGAGAAAGTTCATCATTAGTGTTGTTTTGCCTGCTTGACGCGAGCTCACCAATGTATAGTACTTGGCCTCACTATTGAGGACCAAGTCTATAAACCCTTGTTGGCCAGAAGTAGGTCGTAGTCCAGTTGCCTTCATTCTATCTCAGTAAAATCAGTGTCTTCTGTTTTTTCTTCTAGTTGAGGGCCAAAGTTAAATGTGATACCTTTGAGTAGGTTCTCACCATCAGCATCTGTTAGTTGTTGTTGGCTGAGTTTAGGTACAAACCTTTCTGATAATGCTAGGACTATCTTCATGGCTTCTTTGGGATCCTCAGCTGCGACTTGAGCTAACCATATTGATAGATTATCTAGATTGTCTTCGAGCAGCATGGCGAACGCCTCTTTAGTTTTCTTGGTATAATTGTTCATTGTACCTTTCTTTCTGCCCGCTGGGTTTCCTGATTGTCCTGGTTTAAACGCCATCTTGTTCTTTGTTTTGTTTTTCTGCACGTTTTAGCATTCTGATTGCTTCTTGCGCTCCTTTGTCAGTTGAGGTTCTAACTGTGTAGATAACCTCGTCATGTGGCCAAAAGGTTAATTCACCTTTTTCATCACGAAATACCTTGTATTCTCTCATACTCTGCTAATAGTCTTTTTTTAACGTTAGCGACACAACGACCACATGAACTAATCGGTATATTTTGATTAGACACGTAGTTGTAGATGTCGTACAATCTTTGTAGTTGTTCTCGGCTACACTTGACATTACCAAGTAGTTGGATATTCTCATGTAACCATTTATAGTCTGCTTGATTCATAACATAATTTTATATAATAATTCTGAAGTTACAGCTGCTATCGAAGCCACTAATACACCCCAAACATCATATAGAAATATAAAAGGTATAATCGATAGCCAGAAGGTTAGGCACATGTTGCATTTGAATGGTTTATTAGGTAGCCAACTAAACTTTGAAAGAAAGTCTGCTGCTAAATGGCCTAAACATGCTACACCTAATATGTTAATAAATAGTTCCATCTTTAACTCTTGTTTTTATATAGTCGATAGCCTCGTTAACGGCTTGCGATATCGATGTTCTTGGTATACCAGTCTTGCGACTCAGTTCACTGTAGTTGGGTTCATCTAACCACATTTTAAATAATGTAGCTCTAAACCACTGTTCTACAGTATCTGATTCCATGTCTTCTAGGATGCCTTGAATTGATTCTATAGTTAGATCTAACTCAATGTCATAGGGCTCATCCATGAGCTCCTCTGCTGTGTTGTCATAGAGTTCATAGACCTTTCCGTTTTGGCGATACAATTTATGGTATGGCGAAGTACTAGAATGAAACGATCGATAGAGCATGCCACTCATAAACTTCATCGCTTCATCTTTATCAATCAACTCTTGGGCTCTATCGTGCAGCATAAAGTACTCTATGATATAGTGACCTAATTCGTTAGCTGTATCTTGTTTGCACTTGCATATTGATTTAGCCATACTCATTATCTTGTCATAGTTATATGTTAGAAATTCATTTATGTTCAAATCGATTTAAAATATCTTTTAACACTGAGCAATGTTCGTAGTACTCTTCTAATTCATACTTTTCAAGCGCATCGTATAGTAGGTATTGACACTCAGTTAGATCACCTTGGGCTTCATCTAAAAAGAAACCAAAGATTACAGTTTGTACCTTGTTCTTTTGTTTTGAGGACATGCCCCAATATCCGCTTGTTAGTAATGTACTCATTTTAGCTTCATGTCGTAATCTTTATATTTTGCTTTTATAGCCGCAACAAAATTACGGTTACCTGGATTAGGTACTAACCAAAAAGTTTTACTTGGTATATTATGATCATACTCAGCTAGTGCACCTTGATCTAGAATATAGGACCAAACTACTATATTTCTAAAGTCTTGTAGTTCGTAATCAATTTCATCTGGCTCCCAATGTTTAAACTTCATATCAAACTTGTAGTCTGATGTCATAGCTACTACAAATACACTAGTTAGGTTTTTAAACATAAAAGCTGGTCCTTCACCAGTTCGAAGCACACCTAATATAGTTGTAACATCATATTGCCAAATACTGTAGTAGTCATGATCTGGATACTGTTTTTTAACATAGTGCATAAAAGCTACTAATAGCAGTTCTTCTTCAGTTACCTGTCCAACTAGGTAAATGTATCGTTTTGGGATCTGTACCGTCATGTTTGTTGTCTTGGTTATTTATCAGAATAACCCAGAAGCATTTTGAGTATTGTCTGGCGCAGCAGATTTCTCTTGATAGGTATAATGTATCCAAATTTTACCAGACTCTTTGGTGAGCTTGATAAAGCCTTTGGTATGCATTTGCTTTATATTATAGATAATGTCTTTTTCATGGGTACAATGGATTCTAGCTTGTATCCTAGACATATACTCTATCTTGTTTTTACCGTCTCTTGTTAATTTCTTGAATAACGCGAGCATTTGCTTTTGAATACCATTAACTTTAGTATCGTTCCAAATGGTTGCAGGTATAGCTAGATCAGAATAGCTATAGCTTCTTTCGTAGATTTTGTTCATGATG